GCTAAAGATTGGTTTCTCATTAGTGAGGAGTCACCTAAACCTACTAGGAATGGCAGGCGGCCTGGTGATAATCGGTCGAAGGGCATGACTCAGAAGATATTGGCTATGGCGGTAAATGACATGCCTGTTTCTGACATTGCCAAGATCAGTGGCACTACCAAGTCTAATGTGACGGCCACGCTGAGAAGGTATGGATTTAAGCTGGATGAGATATTAGGGTATCAGTCCACTCGTCCTTTGATCTTTGCGGGGTATCAGAAGAAGTTTCTGGCGGCCATGACAGATACCAAGATCAGCAAGGCATCTTTACAAGCCCTCGTAGATGGTGTAAAGAAGTTGAACGAGATGGAGAGGCTTGAGTCGGGTAAGTCAACTGAGAACGTCTCTGTTAAGGGTGATTTGCCGGATGCCTTGAAGGTGGCTATCGAACGCATAGCAAGCAGGAAAGCATGAACAGATTAGAGATGGAAGCGCAGTACCTTGAAGATCAGACTAAGGCCATTGAGTCTAACGTCTATCAGGAATGGATGCGTGAAATGGCCCTTAAAGACCTGTATTTCCTAATAACCAATGTCTTCGGCAGGGAAGATGTACGGAGGGATTGGTTATATGACAGGTGTCGTGAGGTCAACTCTAATCCTGACGGACATCTTGATTTGTGGTTTCGTGAAGGATATAAGTCAAGTATCATCACTTACGCTTTAACCATCCAAGATATTCTTAATGACCCCAATATAACAGTCGGAATATTCAGTTACAACAGACCCACGGCAAAGACCTTCCTTTGGCAGATAAAGAGGGAGTTTGAGACTAATGAACTCTTAAAACTGCTGTTTCCTGATATTTTATGGACTAATCCACAGGGAGAAGCTCCTAGGTGGTCTATGGATGAGGGTATTATAGTAAGAAGAACATCCAATCCCAAGGAAGCTACTGTAGAAGCATGGGGTCTTGTTGACGGTCAGCCTACAGGACGGCATTTTAGACTCTTGGTGTATGATGATGTTGTGACTCTGGACTCTGTTACCAGCCCTGAGATGTGTGCAAAAACTACAAGGGCATGGGAAATGTCTCGTAACCTTGGAGCTGAGGGCGGCAGAACACGGTACATTGGGACAAGGTACAGTTACAATGACACCTACGGTGAGATGCTCAGAAGGGGTGTTGTAATACCTCGTATTTACCCTGTATTGGACGCTAATAATGAACCTGTCCTACTAAGTAGGGAACGCATCGAGGAAAAACGTAAGGAGTTCGGCCCTTACGTTTTCTCGAGCCAGATGCTTCAGAATCCCGTAGCTGACGAAGCTCAGAACTTCAAGGAAGAATGGCTGCAAACATGGACGGCACAGAACCTAAGCAACCTTAAAATCTATATATTGGTTGACCCTGCCTCCAAGAAGAAGAAGAACTCTGACTACACGGCGATATTCGTTATAGGGTTGGGTACTGACCGGAACTACTACATCATAGATATGCTAAGAGACCGCCTTAATCTTACGGAACGTACTTCTACATTGTTCTGGTTGCATAAAGCCTACCATCCTGTGGCTGTAGGGTATGAAGAATACGGTATGCAGTCTGATATTGAGCATCTACAGTACGTCATGGAACAGGAGAACTACAGGTTCCCCATATACCCGTTGGGAGGCAACGTAGGCAAGGAAGATAGAATCAGGGCGTTGGTTCCTGTCTTTGAACAAAAGAGGATATTCCTGCCTCAAGTCTGCATAAGAACCCGTAGTGACAAAAAAACAGTTGACTTAACAAAAGTTTTCATAGAAGAAGAATATAAGACTTTCCCTGTGGGGGCGCACGACGATATGTTAGATGCTTTAGCCAGAATCTTAGACCACGGAAAAAAAGGTATCTTTGCTACCTTCCCTACTGAATTAACTCCAGAAGAAAAACGTACCATGCCGTCATTGAATAAGATCGTTCAGTTAGAACGTGAAGAAATATGGGAAGGTGTAAAAAGAGCAGAAGAAATGGAGAATGCACTGTATGATTACTAGCAAGCCAGCCACAAAACAATATAGAGATAACTACGATAGAATCTTCAAGAAAAAGAAGAAGGAGAAGAAATGATCGCTGAATTAGCCATTATCTGTCTGCTTGTTGTCATATACTTGGAGGCATACCTGCTTATAAAGTTTTCAAATAAGTGGGATGCAAAAGAGAAGGACTTACTTAACCGTATTATGACCCGTAACTACGAGACCTTTATACAGGGCGAAGTTATCCAACAGCCGCCAAGGCCTATGACTCCAGAGGAAATATACGAACAACAACTTGAACGTGGTATTCCCGTATGAACAAAGATATATTTGAAAGCAAGGACAGTCTCAAGAGAGCCATTGATGGTTTCTTTGATGATCGGCTAGATACGTCCCGCCAGATGATGGAGCAGATCATTGCCCGGAACATCCTGTATTACATCGGTGAACAGTACCTTGAATACGTCCCTTCAAGCGGTCAGTTCCGTAGAAGGATAGCAAGTGCCTATCTTCCTACTCCTGTTTCCAATGAGATAAGAGAATACGTCCGTTCAGTCGTGGCTATGCTCATGAATCAGAAGATGGTTCCTAGGGTATGGCCTAACACTGACGAGAAGGAAGACATACAAGCTGGTGATGCAGGTCAGGCATTGCTTGTTTCATTAGACCAAGCCAAAGATGGTGAGTTCTTTGACGAGAAAGAGAAGTTAGCAATTCTCATATGTATTGCCGGAACAGCATTTATGCGAACATACGCTAATGCAGATGGTGGCGTATGGCTTCCTGATGGTTCAAAGACAGGTGACGTTGCTACGGAGTGCGTTCTGCCATTTAACGTGCGCCTTGATACGCTTGGAGATAGACTTAATCAGAAACGGTGGGTAGGCATTCAGTCCCTTAAAGACAAGGAATGGGTAGAAGATACATTTAAAACCAAGATAGAAAACAAGGATGAAGACCGATCACAGATAGACTACCAGAGATATTTAAGTAAATTAGTTCAGTCTGTCAGTCCGTGGAAGGGCAGACCGATTGTGGTTCAATCCATGACCGAGGAAGAAGATGACCTTGTTTTGTTCAGAGAAGTGGAATTTGCTCCGACAAAGCAATACCCGGAAGGACTTTATGTGGTGTGTTGTGGGGGTGAAGTTATTTCACAGCAAAAGAGGCTTCCTGTTTCTGCCACAAATGAAGAATGGTATTATTCCTTAACTGATTTTCATTACAACAGAGTGCCAGGAAGATTCTGGAGTGACCCCGGCGTAAACGATCTTATTTCCCCGCAGAACATTATCAATGAGATAGACCAATCTTTTGCGGTTAATCGTAAAGGTATGGGAAGACCAAAGGTATTGACTCCCGGTGACATAGGTTTAAAGAAGATAGGTGTTGGAGGGCATGGGTTTGTAGCCCTTACCTACAATCCTATTATGGGACAGAAGCCAGAGTTTAAAGAAGGCACTCCATTACCAAGTCAAGTATTGGAAGAACGCAAGTTCCAGAAGGAACAGATGCAGGATGCTTCTGGAGACCCAAAGAATGTATTAAGAGGCCAGCAACCGTCAGCAAATGCAAGTGGTGTTCTTACGGAGGGATTAAGAGAAACAGCAGAAAGAGGACGCTACCCTGACATTGAAAGATTCAACAGGTCTTTATCAAGAGTCTATAAGAAAAGACTCCTGATTGCACAGGAGTTATTTACGGAAGAAAGACTTATTAAGACATTGGGTCGTGGCAACAAGGTTAAGATTACTAAGTTCAAGTCTTCTGATTTGAGGGGCAACACTGATGTTCGGTTAGAACTTGATTCCGGTTTGATTCAAACCAAGTCCGGTCAGTCTCAGATGTTCCTCCAGATGATTCAAAACGGATTCTTTGAGGAAGGCAAGATAAGCCCTACCATTAGACAAGAAATACTCCAGAGAATGGGTATGTCAACCTTTACGGATGAAGTAAACAATGATGTTGAACGTGCTGAGATGGAGAATGTCTCCGTGGCATCAGGTGAATTAAAAGTCATGTTGGCAGAACCCAATCCAGAAACCGGAGAAGATGAAGTTCTTAACCTTGACCCGTTATTCAAGTATGACGACCACAAGGCGCACTTTGAGACCCATCGGAAGTATATTATTTCTCCTGAGTTTGCGGAACTGCCTCAACAGTACCAACAGGTTCTTATAGCTCATGCAGACCTGCATCAGAAGATGATAGCAGATACGCCTCCTGATATTAGAGATTACGTTCAGATTGACAAGATACTCTTGCCTGGTGTATTAAAGGAAAGCGAGAGGGCGCAAGTTGTAGCTAAGTATCTTGGAATTACGCCGGGAGGAGAGCCTCTTGTCGGAATACCAAGTGCTGATACAGCCTTTAAGACCAAACAGAGGATGGCTTCTGACGAACAGAAGACAGCAGTTAAAGAGCAACAGATTAGGGCAGACTTATTAAAGACAGGAATGACCAATGCCGTACAAGCTAAGGAAAGTAAAGAACGGGTACAAAGTGGCAAGCCCAAATAAAGAGTTCAGTAAGAAGCCACTTTCCCATAGGGATGCCGTAGCTCAATTAAGGGCTATATTGATAAATACGAAGGGCAAATAATAGTTGTTTTACTTTAAGATAATCTTATAGTAATAGCAAACTAACTAAGGAGATTAACATGGAAGAAAAAGATAGCGTAGAAGTAGGGTCGCAACCTGCGGATAAAGTAGAAGTAAAAGACGAAGTTCAGGAGTCGTCACCTGAGAAGGACGGAAAGGCAGAGTCGTCCACTGAACAGCCGTGGCATAAAGACCCACGTTTCAAGCAGGACTTGGGACTTCTGAAAGCGGCAAAAAGTTTGATGGAGAAGAATGGTCTGGAGTCTATTGAAGACTTGGTCGATCTTGCAGAGAGTGGTAGTAAGATCAAGGGCAAACAGGTTGACCTTGATCGTCTTGACGAGATTCAAAAGAAAGCTGAGAAGCTCGATAAGTACGAAGCCTATTGGAAAGACCAAGAGGAAAAGAAAAGAAGGGAAACCGAAGACCCTGACGAGACCATTGCAAGGCTGGAGGACAAGTTAAAACGTAAGGAAGCCGCAGAAAAACACAAAGAGGAAAGCCAAAGACAACAGGAAGCGGCGAAACAGGCTTTAAAGAATTACGATAGGGAGATTCAATCTATTGTAAAGGAAATGGAAATGCCCAAGGAACAACAGGCTTTTGCTATGGAATTCATGGGTGTTAATAACCCCTTTAACGAGATTGATATTACTGATAGGAAGGCAATCAATCGAATGGTTGCCGAGCAGAAAAAGAAGTTAGATGCTTTTAAGCAGTCCGTAATACAGGACTACATAAAAGGAAAAGAAACCATCCCCAAGGTCGGTTCTACCACAGCAGCACCGATGGGGGAGAAATCCAAAGTTTACCTCAAGGATGCCCGGAAGGCACTCCATGAGGCAATGAATAGAGTAACTGGAGGATAACATGACGACATACGCAGATACCACTAACCTTACCGAAATTTTGAAAAATGTTTACGGCGAGGGTATTACGAATCAGTTTAACGATGAAAAAATTACTTATAACCTTTTCGGCAAGTCAGACCGAAAACCGGGCGGCAAAGGATATGTCTTTG